ACGCTGGTCTATTCTATTGCCCATACGTTCCACTACAGATGGTTCGTGCAGTTGACCAGTCATCATTCCAGCCAAAGATCGGCTTCAAGACTCGTTACGGCATGGTTGCAAACCCATTCGCTCAGGGTCTAACTCAGGGCTTTGGTGCTGCTAACACTATCAATACTAACAAGTATTATCGTAGAGTTATCATCAATAACCTTATGTAATCAAGAACCACATAAGTGGCAAAGACTAAAGGGGGCTTCGGCTCCCTTTTTTCATATATAAATAGTAGAAAGGAGTTATGATGTCAGCAATAGATAACACACCATCTAATAGAAACTTTCTTTCGCCTCTGAATTTTAAGTTTCAGATTAAAAAAGCTCCGCACGTAAATTTCTTTATTCAAAAAGTAAATATACCATCAATCAACCTATCACCAGCAATAGCATCAAACCCATTTGTTAATATCCCACTTCCTGGTGAGCATTTAACTTATGGTGAATTAGATATTACATTTAAAGTTGATGAGGATTTACAAAATTATCTAGAAATACATAATTGGATAACTGGCCTAGGTAAGCCAGAAGATTTCGCTCAATACAAAGCAATTGCTGATAAAAAAGAATGGACTGGTGAAGGTATTTACTCAGACATTTCTGTTATGGTATTGTCAAGCACTAAGTCAGCAAACTATGAAATTGTTTACGTTGATGGTTATCCTGTATCGCTTTCTGGACTAGAATTTAACACCGTTGATAGCGATGTTAATTACGTAACCGCCACTGCAACTTTCAAATATACATATTATAATATTAATAAAATCTAAATCATTTAACCTGTGAGATTGTTATGAACATTGATGAAATCTTAGAAAACTGGCAAGCCGACACTAAAATTGACAAAACAGAGTTAGGCGATGAAGCTCTTAATATCCCTAAACTCCACCATAAATACTATCAGATATACGTTAAAGAAAAGATGCTTCTTCGTAAACACGAAGCTGATATGAAACAACTCAAACTAGATAAGTATGAGTTCTTGACTCAGGGTCCAAACGAAGAAACCAAAGATAAGGGTTGGAAGTTACCGCCAAAGGGAATGGTTCTTAAAGGCGATATTCCAATGTATCTAGAAGCCGATCATGATATAATTAATCTTTCTCTTAAAATTGGTTATCAACAAGAGAAGTTAGAATTATTAGATTCAATTATTAAAAGTGTAATGAATAGAAACTTTATAATTAAGAATGCGATTGATTGGCAGAAATTCACTATGGGTGCTTAATGGATTTAGTTCAGATTGAAAAGTTCGATGAAGTTTACATTAAAGTAAAAGCCGAACCAAGTGTTATGATGGAGATGAGCGAGTATTTCACGTTCATGGTTCCTGGCGCTAAGTTTATGCCCGCTTATCGTTCTAAGTTCTGGGACGGTAAGATTAGATTACTTAATGTAATGACTGGCCTATTGTATGCTGGTCTGACCAAATACGTTGAAGAATTCTGTAAATCAAGAGATTATGAAATAGAATATCTTACAGATTTTTCTTCTGAAAACTTTTCTATCAAAGAAGCAAACGATTTTATTGCTAAGTTGAAACCAACTATGCAACCAAGAGATTATCAGATTGATGCATTTGTTCATGCTGTTAGAGAACGCAGAGCTCTATTACTCTCGCCAACTGCATCTGGTAAATCATTTATTATCTATTTACTTGTGAGGTATTATGCGAAAAGAACTCTTATTATTGTACCAACTACTTCTCTTGTTAGTCAGCTTGCCAGTGATTTTGCTGACTATGGCTTCGACTCTGATACTTTTGTTCATCGTGTGTTCGCTGGACAGGATAAGGGATCAACAAAACCAATCACAATCAGCACTTGGCAAAGCGTATACAAGCTACCTAAAGAATTCTTTGATCAGTTTGATGTTGTCATCGGAGACGAAGCTCATCTCTTCAAAGCAAAATCTCTTACTTCTATACTTACTAAACTATCCGGATGCCGCTACCGTTTTGGATTTACCGGAACATTGGATGGTACTGAAACCCACCGCCTCGTCCTTGAAGGTCTCTTCGGAGCAGTCAGAAAAGTAATCACAACAAAAGAGCTTATCGATCAAAAGCATCTTGCTGATTTTAGAATTAAAGCGATCGTATTAAATCATCCGGACGAAGCTAAAAAGATGATTGCTCGTGCAAACGATTATCAAGCTGAGATGGATTATCTAGTTAAGTTAGACGCAAGAAATAAATTCATTAAGAACCTTGCTCTTTCTCTTGAAGGTAATACTTTGATATTATATCAATTCGTTGAGAAACATGGTATTCATCTAGCAAATATGCTACAGAATAACGATAGATCAGTATATTGGGTTTCTGGCGAAGTTTCTGGTGAACAGAGAGAAGAAATAAGAAAGGTTGTTGAGAATGAAAATAATTCGATTATTGTGGCTTCTTTTGGCACTTTTAGTACCGGAGTCAATATTAAGAACCTTCATAATATTATATTTGCTTCTCCTTCCAAGTCAAGAATTAGAAACCTTCAGTCAATTGGTCGAGGGCTACGTAAATCGAACACTAAAACTTCTTCGACACTTTATGACATCGCCGACGACTTGAGTTGGAAATCAAAGAAGAATTATACATTGTTACACTTCATGGAAAGAGTTAAGATATATAACGAAGAGAAGTTTGAATATAAAATCTATAAAGTGAATTTAGAATATTAATTTCAACTGGGGCACTAGTGATTATACTCGTGCTGCGAAAAAAGTCAAGGGATATATTATGGAAGAAAAGAAACCAAAAAGAAAAGTAAATTATATCAACAACAAAACTCTTTATGGAGCAATGATCCATTACAAAAACGATTTAAAAGATGCATTGAGTAAAGGTCAAGAAAAACCTATCGTTCCAAAATATATTGGTGAGTCTATTCTTTTAATTTGTAATAACCTTGCTAAGAAACCAAACTTCTCAGGATATACATATAAACAAGATATGATTAGCGACGGTATTATGGACTGCATTGCAGCAGTCGATAACTTTAACCCGGATAAAACGAATAATCCCTTCGCTTATTTTACGCAGATTGCATGGAATGCTTTTTTAAGAAGAATACAAAAAGAAAAGAAACAGACTTATATCAAACATAAAAATTTCGAGAACTCTCATTTGTTCAGCGAAATAATAGAAGACTCTAATCACGCTACACATTTAAAATCTAATGATTACTCTTCCGACATTGTTCGCTCGTTTGAAGATAAGTTGACTAAAACTAAAAAACAGAGTAAACTTACCGGAGTAGAGATTTTTTCTGAATTAGAAGAGGAGGTAGAAGAGAATGAAGAATGATCATCTTGTACCTGTTAACATCCAAGATATTGTTAATAGATTAAACGATAAGAATATTAAAGAAAACGAAAGAATGAATCTTTTGATGCGTCTAGATGCTATTCGAGATTATGTTACAGCTGCTGTTGTAAAGGCAAATTCAAAGAATGAAAATCGCACTTTTAACCGATAGTCATGCAGGAGTTAGAAATGACTCCCTTGCATTTCATGATTATATGAAGAGATTTTACGATGATGTGTTTTTTAAATACCTCGACGACAACAATATTCGTACTATCGTTCATTGTGGGGATATTGTTGATCGTCGTAAGTATATTAACATTAATACTGCTTATCGTTTACGGAAAGATCTAATTGAGCCTGCTATTTCTCGTGGTATAGAATGGCATCAGTGTCTAGGTAATCATGACACGTATCATAAGAATACCAATGAAGTCTCTTCTTTCAACGAACTTTTTAGAAAGTATGAAATAAATATATATGATAAAACAACCGAAGTAATGTTCGGTGATACTAAGATTCTGTTAATTCCTTGGATTTGCGATGATAATCGAGAACATTCCTTCACCTTAATAAGGAATACAGATGCGCAAATTGCTTTCGGACATCTTGAACTTCAAGGGTTTGAAATGTTTAAAGGATCAATTGTTTCACACGGAGACGATCCAAGTTTGTTTGGACGTTTTGATGTTGTCTGCTCTGGGCATTTTCATCATCGTTCAAACCGTGGTAATATTTATTATCTCGGTTCTCCTGCAGAGTATACTTGGTCTGATTATAATGATCCTCGAGGGTTTCATATCTTTGACACAGAAACGAGAGAAATAAAATTTATCGAAAATCCTTATAAGATGTTTCATAAGTTTTGGTATAATGATGGTGATCCAAAGTTTGTTGATAGTAATATTGATTACACACAGTTTGCTAATAAGATAATTAAAATTATTATTACTGAAAAGAATAACCCTTATTGGTTCGAAAAATTTATTGAGAACATAGAAAAACAAAATCCTATCGATATCCAAATAGTAGAGGACCATCTTAATCTGAATCTCGAAGATGATGATGAGATTATTGATGAGGCTGAATCTACAATTGATATTTTCAAAAAGTATATTACTGGCGCTGAAGTTAAAGGCGTTGAT